GCCGGACCTTGAGGCCCGATCTCGCCTTGAGGACCGACGGGGCCCGGTTCACCAGGTGCGCCGCGCTCGCCGGCCGGGCCAGGCTCGCCTCGAGGACCAGCTTCGCCGGTGTCGCCCTTCTCGCCGCGCTCGCCTTTCTCGCCTTGCGGGCCCTGCGGACCATCGGCGCCAGGCGCGCCGCGCTCGCCGGCGTCGCCTTTCTCTCCCTGCAGGCCGCGCTCGCCGACCGGTCCCTGCGGACCGACGTCGCCGCGATCGCCCTTCTCGCCGATCGGACCTTGCGGGCCGGGCATGCCGGTTTCGCCGGCGAGGCCGCGCTCACCTTGGGGACCGGCCGGGCCCGGCGTCAGCTGGATCGACTTGATCTTCTCGTCGAACTCGCCGCGAAGCGAGTCGATCGCGCGCTGCACCGCGGTCCGGACGGCCTTGATGACCTCGGCCGCCTTCTGTTCAAGCAGGTTCGACATCGAGGCCTCGAACGATCAGGTCGAAGAAGTCGGCTGCCATGCGCTCGGCCTCCTCGTGCGATTTCTTGGGGTCCGCGGGCGCCGCCGGTGCGGGCGTCGGCGCGGGCGCCGGCGTGGCAGTGGGCTGCGGTGCGGGCGCGGTGATCGGCGGCTGCAAGTCCGTGCGCTTGGCCAGCTGCGTGATCGGGTACTGCTGCTGCTGCAGGAACGGCACCTTGCCGGATCCCTCCGGCAGCGGCGGCAGGTTCTCCATCTGGCGGCCCTCGTCAGGCGCCAGCAGGCCAGCCTGCATGCCCTTCTGGATGTACTCGATGCGCGCCAGCTGGTCCATGCGCAGCAGCGCCATCTCGTCCAGATCGGCCTTCAGGTCTTTGGCCAGGCCGAGCCCCTCGGTCAGGAGCTCCTCGATGCCTTCCATATGCTGCTGCAGGCAGGTCGTGTAGTAGTCCTGCGCGAGCTGGCCGATGTTGTTGAAGGTCGGCGGCTTGCCGAGCCCCAGCTTGTAGGCCGGGATCAGGAACGGCCGCACGCAATCCTCGCCGGTCCAGCCCAGCTGCTCGATCAGCTGCGCCTGCTCGGCCGGCATCGTCATCGGCTCGTACTTCAAGCCGCTGCCTGCGACGAGGATCTTGCCGATGTTGCGACCAGCGAACTTCTCGTCGAAGTCCTTCTTCAGTCGCTCGGCCGTCTCGTCGCTGATCTCGTGCTCGCTGGTCAGCTGGCCGCTGGGCCGGCTCATGTTCTCGAAGAACACCGAGCTGTTCGTCTGGATCCTGCGCCCCTGCGCGATCGTCACGGCCGCCGCGTACAGCGGGCTCATGCCGATCAGCGGGTGGAAGGGGCTGATACAGCGATCGTGGATGATCTCCGACGAAGGGATCGTGATCGCGCCCTCGGCGTTGGCGAGCCGATCGAGCGCCAGGTGGTAGTACACGCCGCCGTCGTCGGTGACGATCACGCGGACCATGCTCGGCTCGAGCACGTAGAGCGCTCGCACCACGCCACGGTCGTCACGCTCCTTCAGCACGAAGGTGTTGCCCCACATCAGCTTGGACACCATCCAAGCCACCAGGAACTGAGACTTCGTCTGGTAGCGGTTGGGCTTGCGCAGCACCGGCGAGTAGGCCGGGTTCTCGGTGTCGTTCCAGATGCCCCGGTCGTAGCGCTGCAGCCGGAGCGGCAGCTTGCCGATGTCGTTGGCGATCAGCGACACGGCCGCGTAGGCCGCGCCGAACTGCAGCATGCTTTCCGGCGTCTCCGGCTTCACGCCGCGTTGCCAGTCGCCCGGGTTCTGCTCACGCAGGATGCTGAACCAGCCGCCGGTTCCAACGAGCGCGCTGACGTCGGTCGGACCGACATAGGCCTTACCGACGAGGACGTCACGCGCGCGCCCGATCGACCCGGCAAGGCGCGCCAGCGCGCCGGAGCTGCTGCCCTTGGCCTTCACGACTGCTTGGTGGCTCGCGCGCGGCTGGTGCGCGCGGTGGTGGTCGCTGCCGGAGCCTCGGCGGGCGCAGCAGCTGCTTCAGGCGCGGGTGCGGGCGCTTCGGCCGGCGCAGCTTCCGCCGCCGGCGCGGCGTCAGCCGTGCTGGCTTCGGTGGGGTTGTCGCCTGTCGGCGCTTCGGCTGCGGCGCTGTCGGCCGGCTGCTGGTCCTGCTCGATCTGCGCCGGCGCGGGTGCGGATGCAGGCTCCGGCACAGGCGCGGGTTCAGGTGCGGGTGCAGCTGCGGGTGCAGGTGCGGGTGCAGGTGCGGCGGCCGAGGCCGGCGCGGTGGCCACTGCGTCGGCGGCTTCCGGGTCTTGCGGGTACGCGCACTTGCCGATCGCGACGAAGATGCGAGCATCGCGCGGCGATAGCTGCACAGTCGCGCCGACTTCGACTTGCTTGCCCTGCAGCTTGAACGGCTTCAGGACAACGAGGTTCTTCAGTTCTTTCATGCCTGCTCCTGATCGGGGGGAAACCCCGGGCCGAAGCCCGGGGCACGTCTCACGACGTCAGGTCAGGCGATCACTCGCCCCAGTGCACGTTGTCGGCGTATGCCACGGCAGCCGAGCGACGCTTCGCCCAGTTGATGTAGCGCTCCGCCTTCATGGCGATGCTGTTGGTCTGGAACATTGAGACCAGCGAGGCGCCAGTGCCGGCCGAGCCGTCCATCGACGGGCTGTCCGACATCTCGAGCGCGGTCTCGCGGCTCGCGTCGATCATCACCTGGCCGTCGTCGGCGAGGTAGACCTCCTGCGCGTCCATCAGCACCACGACCGCGCCGCCGACACCGAGTTCGGCACGTACTGCGACACGATCACGGGCAGGCCCTCGAAGCGGCCACCGGTCAGGTTGATGTCCGGGAACTCCTTCTGGCCCAGCGCGTTGCGCATCAGCGAGAGGCGCATCGCGGTCACGGCGGGCATGATCCACACGCCGCTGGTCAGCGCGAGGTTCGCGTCGATGAACTTCTTCATCAGCGCACCGACGTCGGCTCGCACCGCATCGGCATCGACACCCGAGGCCTGCACCGGGCTCAGACCGAAGGTCAGCGACGCCGGCGACACGTTGGCGACCGAAGCCACCGACGGGTTGACGAAGTCGTTGTCGGCCTTCTCGATGATCGCGGCAGCCAGCGCGTTGCGCACCAGGATGTCCGCGGCCGGGTTGCTGAAGCGCACGATCTCGTCGGTCAGCACCGCGATGTTGGCCAGCTTGGCCCAGCCGAGCTGCACGCGGTCGAACGCGAACTTGGTCAGAGGCTTGGCCTTGCCCTGGCCGACCCAGTAGGCGCTGCCGCCGCTGGTCTGCCGCGGGATCTCGATGTTGAACGGAACCTGGAACAGGCCCGGGATGCCGTTCTGACCGAACTTGCCGATGATCGTCTGCGGGCGCAGGTAGTCGATGAAGTCGCCGGCGAACAGGTTGTACTCGACCAGGTTGCCCGCCCAGTTCGCGTCGGTCGTCGTGCCAGCGGCAACGGCGGCCTTCAGGATGGTGTGGAGCTTGGTCATGTCCGGGTACTTCGCCTTCGCGATCTCCAGCGCCTCGCTGCGGCTGCCCTTGGCAGCGGCCAGGCACTTGGCGAAGCGCGCGAACGCGACACCCTTCTCCAGCGTGTCCTCGACCTTCACCACGGCACCGGCGCGGATCTGCACCGCGCCCGGCTCGGTGCCGGTCTGCACGGTCGCCGGCGCGCCCTTCGCGACCTGGATGGCCTCGAGGGACTTCAGGCGGGAGATGTGCTTGTCGATCTCCTTGACCTCGGCCTCGAGCGTGTCGTACTCGTCGGCCTTCTCGCTGTCCAGGGTCACGCCTTCTTCGGCGGCCTTGGTCATCAGCTCTTCCATGCGGGCCTTCGCCGCGGTCTGCTTGGCCACGAAGGCCTCGATCTGCTCGCGCAGGGTTTTCATCGTCGTTCCTTTCGATTGGGGGGTGGTCTTCGCCGTGGCGCCGGCAGGGGTGCTGTCGAGGCGCGCGACAGCCGGACGCGACTGGCCAAGCGCGGCCCGCGTCTTCGTGTCGATCGACTTGACGGTCTGGATGTCGCAGTCAGCGTTGGCGGGCAACGTGACCGCGGAGAGCTCGAGCCAGTCCCACTCCAGGAAGTGGTAGGACCAGCTGTCCTTGATCTGGGCGTACTCGATCGGGTCGAAGCCGATGGAGAACGCGCGCACGAGGCCGTGCTTGATGGACTGCCAGGCCTCGTCGAGTCGGTCCTTCAGGTTGCCCGGCTCGTCGATCTTGGCGATCTGGCACGTGACCTCGATGCCCTTGTCCGTCACCTTCGCGTCGATGACGTGGCCGATGGGCTGGTCGCGCTTGTGCTGCCACAGCAGCGGGATCGGCAGCTTGAACTGCGCGCCCTTCGGCTCGACGACGTCGCCGTACCGGTCGGGCTCGGGGGTGGTGGCGATGCCAGTGATGACGCGCTGGTCCTCCTGCAACGCCTTGACGGTGAACATGGAGTAGGCGCGCTGCGTCCCCTCCTTCTTGAGGTCTCGCTGGTGCATGCGGGCTCCGAAATGAAAAAGCCCGCCGAGTGGCGGGCTTCGTTGGGTCCGGGCGCGTGGCCTCAGACGATCAGCATCTTGAACGCGTGCCTCTTTCCGGGAGGCTTCGGGTTCAGAGCCATGAGGGTGACGGCGTCGAACAGCGCCATCAGCGGGTCGATCTTCGCGGTGCCGGACACCTGCTTGGTGATCAGCACGGCGTTGCCGGTGGGGACGGTCTTCGCGTTCCCGATGCACCAGCTCATGAGCTGGCTGCCGTTGTGGAACAGCACGCCCTCGGCGAGCTTGCGTTCGGTGGTCTTGATCGTGCCGGCCATCTTCCAGCCTTGGCTGATGCCGACGATCAGTTCCTTGTCGATCTCGCGCCGCTCGACCTCGTCGACGATGCTGCCGATGCCGAACGGGTCGACGCCGATCTTGTCGAGCAGGCCGGCGTCGTGCACGCGCTCGATGTAGTC